ACAAACGTGTGCTATACTATAGGTGCAAGGTGAGGAAAGGAAGTTCAGAAGAATGACTACGAGTATCTTTGCTATACTATCAACGGCAGTTATGACAGTACTGGTCAGTGTGCAATTACACGTGAATACGCAAGAGAACTGCTCAAGTATTCACAAGAAGATATGGACACTTTTCTTGAGATTTTGTTAGCAGAACACATCACAGAACTACAGGGCGGAATGATAGTATTATAACATGCATAGCCGACAAGCGGCACGGGTGGTGCAATTCCACCCTATGCATTAGAGCAATAAACGCTCAAGAACATTGAAAACAGAATAGGAGGTAATAACATGAAACCTATGTTGATTACAAACAATCAGCGTAAAATGCACGGTTTACCATTATGGAGAAAAAAGAACAGCAAAAAGAGGGTGCATACACGTTGTAAGGCAGATGAGGCAATTACAGCATTTATTGATTACTTCAATCAGTAGGAGGAATGGAATGAAATACAAGATTAAACTTTATATCGGCGGACATTTATCAATGATTACCTATCGCACAGACGCACTTCAAAATGTATTATCGTGTGCCAGAAAAGCAATTACATTGTTTTCAGAATGCGACGAGCGCGTAAAGCTTTGTGTTCTTGACAGCGACGGTAATGGAATAATGTCATATGTAACCGGAAACAAGCCGAAACCCGTTTACACAGCTATCGACCATGTAAACAAGGAACGAAAAACATACTACACCGGGGCATAGTTCTTTAGAAAGGAGAAAAAATTTTGAAGATCAAACTTTACGTCTGCTACAAATATTTATAATAGTTGCTCTGATTTACGATATTATCATATTCAGCTACACAGCAATGATTTTTGGGTAATGCAGATCGAGTTAGTCTAAACTAACTTCATAACAAAATATTTCAATTAATTGTTAAAAATTACTTGACAAAAACAGAGTTAAGAGCTATAATAAATACAGTAAGAACGTTAGCTCTTACCACACTGTTAGGGCGGCGTGCCAAACCGCCCGCCTCTTGAGCGACAAGCCGACTGAACGCGGCTCATCACCGCGGTCGCTCTTCCAGTCGAGTTCTGACGACTGGTAAAATAATTTCCGAAACAACAAAATACAAGAAAAGGAGGAAAAACGGAAATGAGAGAGTCAATGGTAACTCGTACCGTCCTTGGGACGAAAGTAACAGTTCTTGCAATGGACACGAATACATGTGAACCTACCAATGTAACTTATGAGATCGGAGGTTCTCATACCGACGACGAAAAACTTCTGAATAAAGTTCGTAAAGAGCATGATACAGAAGATTTTAAAGTCGTTAAAATCGTGGATGTAGAGCCATTCGAGAAAAGATACGGCATGAAAGAGTCTGACTTTATCGCGAATGCGTTTGAGTTAGAACCCCTTCCTAAACGTAACTAACAACGTGTTATAACGCATCAAAAATTCAACCATACGTGCAAGAAAGTAGTGTCTTTAAAACAGGCGGCAGACCTTTCCACATCTGCCGCAATTAAACAAGAAAAAGGAGAAAACGAACATGAAAGTATTAAAAGCAAGTAAAGAACTTACAAAAATTGAACAGTATATGCTCACAGTCGACAAAGGTTCAGAATCTATGAAAGACGTTCCGGATGGGACATCTATCCCTGTAGCAGCCTGGTGCTCCTACGAGGACGAAAAAGAAGATGGTACTCTCACCGATATTACGTCAATCATGGACACAAGTGGAAAGGTATATGCTTTCCAGTCGGCAACGTTCCGTAAATCACTGGAAAAAATTCATGAGGTGTTCGGCGGTGAGCCATATGCAATCATTAAAGAGTCTGGCAAGACGAAAGCAGGACGAGATTTCATCGACTGCCGATTAGACTATAACAGTGTACAGCACTAAGCACAATCAATAAAAGGGGGTTTGAAACCCCCTTTTCTTGTATCAATAGTAAAGAGAGGTAAAAAACAGTGGCAAAGAAAACATTAAAGAAACAGAGCGCAAAACAGCAAGCTATCAACAAGGCATATGCAAAAGAAAGAAGTCGTATTAAATCGTTCTTGCGCCGAGCTAGTAAACGTGGGTATCAGTTCCCAGAGGACATTATACCAGCAATACCGAAGCGCAAAACAGAAGCCAGTATTCGCAAGCTTAAAAGGCTGACGAAAGATGTGCTGTATGAGAAAGCAATCTATGGAGGTTCAGCGTCATACGGAGAAATCGTTTCTGCTAAAGAGGGTTTAAAGCTTGAGAGAAAAGAAAGAGCAAAACGTGCAAGCGAAACAAGAAAAGCAAACAAAGAATCAGAACAGCGTTTCTGGACTAGCACTGACGGTACAAAAGTTCCTGTAACAGATGAGCCAGCATTAGCTTATGCGCAATCAGTAAATGACTTGGTGGATAAACTGAAAGAAATCATCTCGACAATGGATGTATACTATTACACAACGGCAACTGGTAAAAGGGCGCGGAGAAACCCAGAAGTTGCCGATAAAGCTAACAGAGCATTGGATGAAATTTTATCGGCGTTAGACGAAGTTCTGGAAGATGTCGGTAATGCAATCATGAAAACGTTACCGAAAGAACAGCAAAAAGATTTTAATGCGATTGACCTCGGAAAGAATAGGGTTGGTGAAGAGTTATCAAGCCGCTGGGATGATATTCAGATGTGGCTTGGTATCATTCATTATGATTCTGACGCTGGTTTAGTAAGGGCGTCTGCTCAAAATATCATCAATCTGTTAAGCAGTATTGCTGATTTTACGTTGTCTGAATCTGCTATGCGCTCATTCGAAGATTTAGACGATATGATGGACGGGGATTATTAATCCTTGAAAAAACGCAAGTATCGTTATTTTGTAGGGGATTTTGAAACGACCGTATACGCCGGTCAAACTGATACAGAAGTGTGGGCGGCGGCTACAGTAGAGTTAAACACAGAGTCAGTCACCGTCTCGCATAGCATCGGAGATTGCCTTAAACATCTTGCATCCTACAAATGTAACGTAATATGCTATTTTCATAACTTAAAATTTGATGGGTCTTTCTGGATAGATTACTTAATCAAACAAGGATATCAGCAAGCTTTTATCGTCAATCCGTCTGAACAGTACAGCGTAAGCTGGTTGAAAGAGAAAGATATGTACTTTCGTTCTTTCAAATATTCAATCAGCGACAAGGGTCAGTGGTATTCAATCACAATACGATTGGGCAATGGAAAGTTCATTGAGTTACGTGACTCACTAAAGCTATTGCCATTTTCTGTCAAGACAATCGGTGAATCGTTTAAGTTAAAGCATCGTAAGCTTGAAATGGAATACAAAGGCTTGCGATATGCTGGGTGTGAAATAACAGCAGAAGAGATTGAGTATATAAAGAACGATGTTCTTGTTATAAAAGAAGCAATCGAGTTCATGTTCGCAGAGGGTCATAACAAGCTTACGATAGGCTCGTGTTGCATGGAAGAATATAAAAACATATTTAAACATGAAACAGTATATGAGTGGGAACAGATGTTTCCGAACCTATACGACTTTAAGATTGACAATAGTATATATGGTGTTTCTAACGCTGGCGAATACATCAAGAAATCATATAAAGGTGGGTGGTGTTATGCTGTAAAAGGTAAGACAGCTATTCCATATGGTGATGGTGTAACAGCTGACGTAAACTCATTGTACCCGTCAATGATGCACTCTGAATCTGGCAACTATTACCCTGTAGGACTGCCTGTATTTTTTCAAAACAGCATTCCAGACGTTGCGTACGAAAAATATTTCTTTGTTCGTATTCGAACACGTTTCTATCTAAAGAAAGATAAGTTACCTTTTATTCAGATTAAAGGTTCATCTCTGTACACGGGAACAGAAGCACTGGAAACCTCAGATGTATACATCAATGGTCAATACCATAGGTACATCTATGATGGTAACATGAACAAAGTTCCAACAACTGTAGAGTTGACATTAACAATGACAGATTACAAACTGTTATTAGACCACTATGACGTTGAGGATTTTGAAATCTTAGACGGTTGTTACTTTGAGAAAAAGATCACTCTGTTCGACGCTTATATTGACAAGTATAAGGAAATCAAAATGAACAGCAAAGGAGCAATGCGTCAGCTTGCAAAGCTGTTCTTAAACAATCTTTATGGAAAGTTCGCAAGTAGCACTGACAGTTCATTCAAAGTAGCCTATCTGAAAGAGGACAACTCAATCGGATTCCGTAGGGTAGAAGCGAATGATAAAGAACCTGGATATATACCAATCGGTTCGGCAATCACAAGCTATGCACGCAACTTTACGATAAGAGCGGCACAGGCTAACTATCATGGTGTAGACAAGCCGGGATTTATCTATGCCGATACAGATAGTATACATTGCAACTTGAAACCAGATGAAGTACAAGGCATTAAAGTACACAACACAGCGTTTTGTTGCTGGAAACTTGAAAGCAAATGGGACAGTGCTATTTTCACTAGACAGAAAACATATATTGAGCACGTAGTCGAAGAAGATCTTGAGTTGAAAGGAAATGAATGGACTGGTGAGAAAGTAGAGCCATACTATAACGTTAAGTGTGCAGGGATGCCTAGCAAATGTAAAGACCTATTCATTCGAAGCATGGAAGATAAGCAAGGAAAACCGGATGACTGGGAAGAGGAAGAGAAAAAGTTCTTATTTGATGAAACTGACAAACCAATTCACAGAGATTTAACAGACTTTACCTATGGTCTTACAGTGCCAGGGAAGTTAATGCCAAAACGCATTCCAGGTGGCGTACTGCTCTGTGAAACAACGTATAAAATGAGGTGAGTGAAATGACATTAGAAGAACTGAGACTGTATATTGCACCAGCAACATACTGCATGGTGATTGACGTATCAGATTACGACAACGGAAAAGAAATATTCAAAGGAAGATGTGAAAAAATGGTACGTTTTCGTGACGAGCTGAAACCAGAAAAATATATGATCTGGAGTATGACTGTAGATAAATTAAGAGGGTTGCTTGTAATCCGCGTACACCAGAAAGGTATATTTAAAAGTAATTAAAAAGAAGCAGGGAGCTTACGAGGTAAGGTATCCCTGCTTCTTGTATATATCTTTAACCACTGAACGCACCACGCCTGCCTGCCTAGCAGTAAATAAGTAAGGCGATATATTTTCAACCGGGCATCCATACCTATCATGGCATGAAACAATGGTAGATACCAGAATTATCTGTATGACAACACCGCAAGCGTTGCTTCTTTGCATTCCAGATTCTTGAACCGGAACGCTCCCTTGCTGAACAGAAAACGCATATTCATGATGAACATATCGTGTCTCTGTAGCATCAAGTAGTTGATCTGATGATCGTCGGTTGTAACTGTGATCTTGTATGGATATGTTAAGTCTGGTTTGTCATCAACATACACCACGCCTTTTTCTACGTATTCCTTAACGCCATACTCTTTACCCATATATCGAAGTGTGCAAACATACTTACATCTTCCTTGCACGATTTCAACAAAAGAGTAATTGTCATTCAGATATACAGCTTCGGTAGAATACTTCATGTAATCATCCTCAGCAAATGCTTTTGCAAAACCAGATTGTTTCATTGCTTTCGCCGCACTGTCAACATAACCTTGTTCCAATACCCAACCAGTCCCGCGTAGGAATTTAGTATTAGACTGTAATCTAATTCCTATTTTCATAGCACTGTAGTATGGATTTAATATAGTTACGGGGTTTGACATCATGTATACAGGAACATAACGAGTCTGTTCTCCCTGTCCACGAGCAATAGAAGTGTGAATGCTCTGGAACTTTTTTACTTCTTTATCACAGTAATGGTTTGTCTCCGACTGAAACTCGTCAAATAAAATGCGGTCAACGTCAGAAAATAAATGCGAATATCTTTTAAGCTGATCGGCACTGTTTAATGTAATAGCGTATCCGCAGGAACGGCCATCCAGATATAATTCATGGAAGATTCCATGAGCAAGTCTCTTACTTGTCATTTCCATACTAGGAAAGAACAGAGTTTTCAAGTCTTTAAAGAATTTGTCAGCCACATTGTCCAGTTCGTAGTTAAACCGATAAAGTAGTGCGAACTTTTCATTGAAGTTGATGAAACGGCGAATAGAATACCGCCCAAAATATGTAGTCTTACCGCCTGTTCGGTTTGTCGTGACCATATAAATTTCCGGTCGTTGCCCGTCAAGATCTTTGAGCGAAAGAAGCTTCGTTCCGTCGTAATACTTTGACATTCAAACATTCTTCCTTTCCAATTATTTTGAATCATGAATTTTTGTTTCTAAAAATATTATAACATAAAAGGTTGACAAAATCAAGCCTAAGTGTTATGATTAAAACACGAAAGAGAGGTGAAGAAAAATGGACGTAACAGTCATCACACAGCTTATCGGGTCGCTCGGTTTTCCAATCGCGTGTTGTGTTGCTCTTTTCTGGTATATGATTAAAGAAAAAGATGCTCACAAAGCAGAGATGGAAGAACTTCGTAAAAGCGTCGAAGCAAATACGCAGGCAATTAATAACCTGTGTGCACATTTAGGAGGTACAAACAATGCCTAATATTGAAAAATCTGTATTATGGGCGATAGGAATTGCCGCTGATGATCGTCACGGTTATTCGCAGGTACACAGAAACAGTCCGGACTATGACTGTAGTTCATTTGTTGGAACAGCGTTAAGCAAGGGTGGCTTTGCCGTCAGTAAATCTAGTACAACGCGCAACTTAGAATCACAGCTTATCAAGTGCGGGTTCACAAAGTGCCATGCACCATGGAAACGTGGTGACATTCACCTTGCGGCAGGACATCATGTTACGATGTCAACGGACGCTTCTAATATCGTTCACGCCAGCCAGTCAGAGACTGGCGGAATTGATGGACAGACGGGCGATCAGACCGGAAGAGAAATATGTATTAGATCTTATTATGATCTCCCGTACACCAATCTTGTACACTATCGTTACGTTGGAAACAAAGAACCACAGCAGATTATGCCAGAATTATCCACAGTAGAATCAGCTCGTAGTTTCGATCGAAAAATTGCAGGTGCTTATCACACCAATGATCATTATCATTTGCGCGTTGGTGCTGGTATGAACAAACGAGTTATTTTAACGTTGCCATCTGGAACAGGCGTTAGAAACTATGGCTATTATACTGGCGAATGGTATCTTGTTAAGGCAGTTGTAGACGGGTACGTTTATACAGGTTATGTCGCTAAAGAGGGATTGACTCGTGGCTAACATTAACACTTCATGGTCTTGGGCAGTAGCCACCTGTAATCGACCAAACGTCGGTTATTCACAGACATACAGGGAACAGCAGACAGTAAACGGTATTACCTACTATGACTGTTCCTCGTTTATCTGGTACGCGCTTGTAGCTGGTGCTTTCCCATGTATTGAGACTTACGGTTCCCAGCATCCGTTCACCACTTCCGATATGATTCCAGTTTTACAGTCAATGGGATTCACAGAAGTTCCCATTGCGAACGAATGGAAAGCTGGTGACATTCTCTGGCGCTCTGGACACACCGAAATGGTATATCAAGGACGAAGAACAATGGGAGCGCACACGGATGACGCTCCACTGGAACAGCAGGTAAGCATCAATACTTCGGAATCATCTCCGAGCAACTGGACACGTTGCTTTCGGTATGGGTCTGGTGGTTCCGGAGTTGGCGCATCTGCTTACGTTGCCGCCGCAATCTGTGGTAACTGGATGCAGGAAAGCACATTGAACCCCGGACAGTGGGAACTAGGATACAAACAGGGTTTTGGTTTAGGTCAATGGACGGACAACTCCGAGACGAACAGACGCACACAGTTGCTTAACTGGTTACAGGAAAATGGATACGCTTCAAACGACGGAAACGGTCAGCTTGCGTATTTCATACATGAAAATATCTGGTATCAGTCCGGTGTTGCCGCAAACTTCGACAACTTGTCGGCATTCTTGTCAAGCACCAGTACCGAGATTTCCATGCTTACAGAAGCGTTCATGCGTGGGTGGGAGGGTATCAGCGATTCCTCCCTTTCCTATCGTATTTCATGCGCAAACACTTATCTTGAGTATTTCAATGCCCACGCTTCTGACACACCGTCTGCATGGTACAATGCAGAATCATATGAAAACCCTAGTTCCACGCTTCTCTCTTTCGGAAGTGAAGCCAATTTAAACAATGCTTTGTTGATTTTCCTTTTCTTGTCTGGCGGTGACGTTCCACCGTTGCCGCCGATAAAAAAGAAAAAGAAAATGCCTGTTTGGATGATGTGCAAATATTTAATTTAAGGAGAATAGTTATGGCAGTAAGAACAACACAGGAAATTATTGACGCACTGAAAGAATCGTTCGGCGAGTCACCAGACGATACACAGCTTGCCATGCTGGAAGATATTTCCGATACGTTTACTGATCTGAATGAAAAGTGTAGTGATGATTGGAAAACAAAGTATGAGGAAAACGATAAGGCATGGCGAAAACGTTACACGGACCGCTTCAGCGGTAATGCTGACTCGGAACAAGACCATACAAATGATACCGAGCCACCGAAACCATTAACATATGAAAGTCTTTTCAAGACAGAATAGGAGGATTTAGAAATGCCTAGAAGAATTGCAAAATCAACATTACAGGCATCCACGCTTGACATCTTGAATGCTATTCGTCAGAATGCATCCTATGATTACCAGCAGTCTGTGCCAGTTGTCGCAAAAGCAAGCGACATTCCAAAAGTCGGAGAAGTAATTTGCGGAACACCAGCTTTCGCAAACCAGTACGTAAATGCACTTGTCAATCGTATCGCACTTGTTATGGCAAAAAGTTCTACATTCAACAATCCGTATGCAAGTCTTAAAAAGGGTTATCTTGAGTTCGGTGAAACCGTCGAAGAAATTTTTGTACAGATTGCAAAAGTTGTTGATTACACACCGGAGAAAGGTGCGGCGAGCGAATTTAAACGTACACTTCCAGATGTAAAATCTGCTTTCCATACCATGAACTGGCGCGTTATGTATCCGGTAACAATCCAGGACGAAGATTTACGTCTTGCTTTCTTAGCTGAATCCGGTGTGCAGGATTTAGTTGCCAAAATTGTAGATTCTGTTTACAAAGCGGCTGAGTATGACGAGTTTCTGCTGTTTAAATATCTGCTCATTAAGGCTGTATCACACGGAAAAATGTTTCCAATGTCTATCGGTGCTGGCACTGATCTGAAAGAAGTTGGTGCTACGTTCCGAGGTGCTTCGAATGATCTTACTTTCATGAAAACAAAGTACAATGCATCTGGTGTACGTACCACCACTCCGCGTGAAAATCAGGCTATCTTTATGGACAGTTGGTTTAATGCAAAATACGACGTTGGTCTTCTTGCCGCCGCGTTCAATATGGACAAAGCGACCTTTACAGGCGCGCTTCATCTGATTGATGACTGGACTTCATTTGACAATGAACGGTTCGATATTATTCGTGAAAACTCTGACGGACTGGAAGAAGTTACAGCAGATGAACTGGCTCTAATGAAAAACGTAAAGGCAGTTCTGGTTGATACAGAATGGTTTCAGGTTTACGATAACAATGCAAAATTCACAGAACAGTATTGTGCGTCTGGAATGTACTGGAATTATTTCTACCATGTTTGGAAAACAATTTCCAGTTCGCCGTTCTCCAATGCAATCGTGTTTGTTACTGATACGGCTGAAATCGCACCGAAAACTTCTTACACCGTGAAACTTACTGGAAAAGATACAAGCGACGTTGCAACGGTATTTACACTCGGCGTGCAGGATGATACAGCTACTCTCGTGCAGGGAACTTACCAGTTCAAACAGACTAAACAGGCAACTACTGATGGTATCGCCATCCTTCCGTATGGCGCTATCATGATTCCGGCATCCTCGGCGGCTAAGACTGTTAAACTGACGATGGTAATTAATGGTGTAGAGTATGCCACGGAAACAAATGTTGATTCCAATTCCAAGGTTGGTACAACGGTTGTGATGACTAAGGTTTGATGATTTTTTTGCCTATGTGCTACCCATCTGTAATAGGTGGGTAGCGTATTGAAAGGAAAAAGTATATGTATATTTCTCCAAACACAACTATTCGTTTATTACACAACGTACCACTTGAGCCGTCCTACGATCACACGATCTACTTTGACTCCGAAGCAAAGCAGGCCAATTACTTTATCAGTAAACAGAAACGCTCTTTCACAAAGAACACCTATCAGCGTCACACACGTAATACAATGAAAGTTGGTGTTCTGGCTGATGAAATATACGATTGCAACTACATGATGTTCCAGAATACAGCATATGGAAAGAAGTGGTTCTATGCGTTCATTACTTCCATTGAGTATGTGAACAACGTAACATCTATTGTAACATATCAGATTGACGTATTGCAGTCTTGGCTGTTTGACTTCACACTAGGACAGTGTTTTGTTGAGAGACAGCATAGTGAGAGTGATGGATACTTTGAAAACCTCGTTCCAGAAAATCTTGATTTAGGCGATTACACAGTAGAGAAAAAAACAGTAGTCGACTTAAACACTATGTCAATCGGTCTTTACTACTCACAGCGACCGGATGGAACTGCTGCCGATCCGAAAACCCGGGGCAGAATCTTTTGTGGACTCGGACTTGAGTCTGGCATTCGTGCTTTAGATTCTGCATCCGTAACAACGGAAATTAAGAACTGGATTGACAAAGGAAAAGAAGATGCTCTCATATCCGCGTTTCAATATCCATCGTTTCTTGACGAAGCTGGAGATTCTAATGCCAGCCCTGGTGGTTTGCACGAAAAAATCGTTCCTGTTTACAACAATCTCACGCAAATAGATGGTTATGATGTGAAGAATAGAAAGCTTTTTTCCTATCCATTCTGCAAGCTTGTTCTATCAAACAATGCTGGCAGTCGTGCCGAGTACAGATGGGAGCAGTTCAAATACTCCGAGGAGTCTAAGTCGCTTGTCAATTTTAAACTAGCTGGCGCAATCGTGACAACTCCTACTGTAACTCTGTATCCAATCAATTATATGGGCATGGACAAAAACTATGACCGTGGACTTGTACTCTCAAACTTTCCAACCATAGCATGGTCTGGTGATGCTTGGAAAGCATGGTGGGCACAGAACAAAGGTAGCGTTACCTCTGCCATGATTGCTAGTGCAATGACAACCGTTGCTTCTGTAAGTACTTCCGCTATGAACGGAAATGCAAACAGTGCCACAACAACTGCTATTATGGGTGAGCAAAATCTGTTCAATCAAGCTTACGGAATTATGGGTAAGAAACAGGATTTAGAAAATACGCCACCTCAGACACATGGACAGATCGAATGTGATTCCCTTAACGCTCAGATGGGAAAAGTTCAATTTACTTTTGAACACCAGACAGTTCGAGCACCATTTGCTAAACTGATAGACGACTTCTTTACAATGTTTGGGTATGCACAGAATGCTCTGATGACACCTAACTTACACGCTAGACCTCATTGGACTTTCATCAAAACAGTTTCTTGTGTTCTCACTGGTTCCTTACCATCCGATGATGCAAGAGAGATTGTAAGCATCTTCAATAGTGGCATTACATGGTGGATGAAGGGTGACGAGATAGGCGACTATTCACTTGATAACAGACCAACAAACTAGGAGACTTGACTATGGGAAAAAGAAAAACAAACTTTGACGAGTCACTCTTAGGAAATACAGCTACATATGGGCAGTACCTACGCGTACTGTCAGAATTGGCTGTTTCCATGTTTGAGTGGCAGAACGTACCAGAGAGTGTAGATATTCGTTATCTTGAGATGCAGTTGTTTTTATCTGGTGTAGTTGTTTGGTTCAAAGATGAAGAACTGGAAAATCAACCCCAGTTATGCCTATCTTGTTTGCCAGCAGGCAATTTTGATGTATACGGCTACCCAACTAGAAGAACTGCTTACTCACGTTACAATGGCTATAATAAAACTTTATCAAACAATGACAGTGTTATTATCTACAACAACTTTTTACGTACACCATCAGTAACAGACTGTATGATTTATGCAAAACGATTGTACAATCTGGATAGAATCATTGATGTAAATGCAAATGCACAGAAAACGCCTATTCTAGTACGCGCTACAGAAAAACAGCGTCTTTCTTTGCTAAACGTGTACAAAGAATATGACGGTAATTCACCTGTAATTTTTGGCGACAATGATCTTGACCCTACTGCTCTTCGAGCTGTGGTAACGAATGCACCGTTTGTTGCTGATAAAATCTATGAACTGAAAACGCAATACTGGAATGAAGCATTAACAAGACTAGGTATCAGTAATATCAACACGCAGAAAAAAGAACGTATGATTACGGATGAGGTGTCACGATATCAAGGTGGAATTGTGGCTTCGAGATATTCCAGACTGGAAAGCAGACGTACTGCCGCAAATAAAATCAATCAAATGTTTGGTACAAACATTACGGTTGAATATCGGCAGGACTACCAGATTCCAAAAGTGGAAGATGTGAATAACTCCGGAGAGGATGGTGAGACTGATGAGTAAATACACAACCGAAGTGCGGTTTATTTGTGAGACAGAAGCAGGATATTCAGAGAATCAAGGAGCATCTAATATTGATACAGTCATTGAAAAAAGCTGGAGCAAAATTTTCGGTGATTTTCCTATCTATGATGAAACGTATCGAAAAGTCCTGTGTTGCAAGATTCTGAAACACTTTTACCTCCGTGAGATTGCATCTGAAACGGCTGGTATATGGAAGATGTGGCTGACTGAACGTATGAATATGATTATGCCATACTACAATCAGTTGTATGAATCAGCTACGTTGAAATTCAATCCTCTGTATGATGTAGAATTGAACACTACGCACACGTTGAAAGATGACGGGGCGAACAGCTCTACACTTCATGGCGAAGATAGCAACACAAGAACGGACAATCTGAGTAGCTTGCGTACCGATGCCTTGAAACACACAGATGAAAGTAATCAGTGGAACAAGTTTTCTGATACTCCGCAGGGCGCACTGACTGGTGTTGAAAGTGGTGAGTATCTGACAGACGCTAGAAATATCACCGATAAGGGTAATTCGTCTGATACTGGTACGCAGAAAGTTGACAATACTGGTACACAGATGAATACTGGAACTAGCGATACGAATAGTAGTGGAACCTATAGTTCATTGAAAGACTATACGGAACACGTACAGGGTAAGCGTGGCGGTGCTTCATATGCTAAAATGTTGATGGAATATCGTGATTCCATGATCAACATTGACCAGATGGTTATGGATGAACTGAAAGACTTGTTCTTTCTGTTGTGGTAGAAAGGAGATAAATTATGAGTGCAAATTACACACCAAACTTAGGAGAATACACAGAACTTACACCGTTTCGCTATTGGTGTCAAAAAGTTTTACCGCTTGTCTATGATGACTCACTGAGCTATTATGAGTTGCTTTGCAAAGTCCTTGACTATCTGAACAAAACTATGCATGACGTAGACACACTACATGGTGATGTAGTGAACCTACATACTGCATATGAAGAGCTACAAGAATATGTCAATAGGTATTTCGATAATCTGGATGTACAAGAAGAGATTAACAATAAACTAGATAAGATGGCAAGTGATGGTTCGCTGCTGGCTATTATTAGCCCTACAATTTCAGTCGAGACAGCTAAGTGGTTAAAGGAGAATATTACTAACCCTACGAACCCACCAGTTGATAAATCATTGACTGTAAAGGGTGCGGCGGCGGACGCGTTTAAAGCTGGCTTTTACTCTTCTAAGCTAGCTGTTCATGTCACTAATGATCTTGGAATTAAGGTTTCAATTGATAATAATAATATTACAGTATCAATTTCTAACTCAAGTAGCGGGACTCATGTTTGGAGTGAAAGATATTATGTTGACACACTTAATGCAACTAGCGTTACTATTCCTTTTCAAACTAGAACTGTAATAGCTTGGATTGAACCGATTAATGAACACGGCGTTTTAAAAGCAGATTATGAATCAGATCATCTTATCATTCCACCTAATGGTATTGTTATTTATATCGCGTACACTCAAGATAGATCTCATATACGTCAGGTATTCAACATTGATTCCGCATCTAAATATATGAGTTTTAATGACATTGATGATACTCTTACTAAGAAAGGATACCCAGCTGATTCATTTAAAACTGGCTATTATTCTTCTAAGCTAGCTGTTCATGTCACTCATGATCTTGGAATTAAGGTTTCAATTGATAATAATAATATTACAGTATCAATTTCTAACTCAAGTAGCGGGACTCATGTTTGGAGTGAAAGATATTATGTTGACACACTTAATGCAACTAGCGTTACTATTCCTTTTCAAACTAGAACTGTAATAGCTTGGATTGAACCGATTAATGAACACGGCGTTTTAAAAGCAGATTATGAATCAGATCATCTTATCATTCCACCTAATGGTATTGTTATTTATATCGCGTACACTCAAGATAGATCTCATATATATCAGATATTCAACGTTGATTCCGCATCTAACTTAACAATATCAGCTAAAACACCCGGCTTTTTCGGTAAACGTGTAGTTTTTGGTGGGGATAGTATAACGCACGGGGTTGGTGGGAGTAACTGGAACCAAAACGGCAGAACAATTATTACCGTTGATGGAAGAACCTGGAAAGAAAGTCCAAACAGTTACTCATGGGCTAATCTGATGATTAATCTATTAAAAAATCAATACGGCTGTTCTGTAACAAATAATGCTTGCACAGGAACTAACACGCAATTTTGGAGCGAAAACATAGCTGATCTATTACCTAAAAACACAGATATATTTATTCTTACAATAGGTACTAATGATAGAAACTTTGACACACTTGAATTATGCCGACAGCATATAGTCAATTACTTACCGTCAATCATTACGTATTGTAGAATGAACAATATCCGAATTTGCGTGTTTAGTCCTGTACCAGCAAGTCAAACAAATGAAGATTCTAAAAAGGCTAAAACGTGGCAAATTAACGAATGGATTAGGGAGGTTTGTTTCCAATATAATGCTGAGTATTATAATCTGCATGACTATATCTATAACTGGTACTTTAGTAGAAATGAACCAATAGGAACGTATTCGGACGGTCTGCACCCTAATGACGCTATGTATTATTACATGTTTTACGCGTACTGTAACCTATTAGATATTTCACCATCTTTACCAGTTCTTGAAAAGCCTTGATTTTTTGTAGCAGTACTTTAGATAAAGCAATTAATGTCTAAAGTACTGCTATTAACTATAGTCACAACTACTGGACTTGTTACTTCCTTACCTTATACCTTTATATCACAGGATTGATAGTTTGTCAAGTAGTATTCTGCACTTTTTATGTAAAACCCTCAGACGCTCTATGGGTAAAATGGTAAGGGGGGTTTATTTT